AATTCGTATTTGCTGTTATCTTCCAATTTTTGTTATTGTATACAACATCGTTATATAAATCAGATTTAGTAATTGTTGAATGACTAGTTAGTTTACCACCAGCTCTTTGAGGTTTATATGATAATTTTAACACCGGCCCAGTTTGACCATTGAGTTCATTTACATCAACTGATTCTAATGCTTTGATTGCGGCCAATGCATCTTTCTTAGCCATCTTAAGTTCTCTATCTTTCATCTTCTCTACGGCTTTACGAATCATAATTAATCTTTTCTTCTTATCAGCATCTGATAGTTTTTCATTTACTGATTCATTCGCAAACCTTAAAGCTGCTTTAACAGCTGGATGATCGCCTAAACCTCTTTCTATCTTCTCTATTTTCTTATAGGCTCCAGTCATATTACCACCCATATCTAAAGCAATAGATATAGCCATTTGAAGCCTCATCTTTGGAGAAGTTGGTTTTAACATCTTATTTTCCTTTATTGATGCTCTAAATTCTCTAAAATTCATTTTTATTTTCCTCTTACTTTTGCGGCTAAGTCTTTATCGGCTTTACCCCATGTTCCTGATGATTTTGTTACGAAAGAATTAACTCTTGCTAATCCCCATTGTACTGCAGTTGTACCAGGTCTATGTCCTGTTCTCCAAGCTGCAACACCTCTATTAAAAACTTGTTTTAGTATACCTAATGGCATACCACTCTTATCCGCCTTTTTCTTTAAAGCCGCGTCGGTATCAGCTTCTTTTACCATGAAATCTTCAAAGGTTAAATGGTCAGCCATTTCACCGTACATAGCTTTAAATTTCTTGGTATGCTTAGATGGTTTAGTCTTTGCAGATTTATCACCAGGTGCTGGCTTATATGCTGCTGGATTATCGTCATCCATCTTAGTTTGTTTATTAAATTGCGCTTGTCTTTTATCTTTTGTAGATTGACCCAAACCTTTATGATACGCTTTATTTCTTTTCTGAGGTTTCTTATTTTCTGTTTTAGGTTTTACTACTTGAGAGAATGGTGTATCTTTTAGATATCTATTCAGTGCTTTGTTTGTTCCGAAGTCTCCTGCTCCATGCTCCTCTACGAGTTCTACGGATTCTAGCCAATATCTTTTTCTTATGTCGTTGCTTTCCACCATTACGTAATTCGAACCGCATACAATTATTCTCCCTTTTTCGTTATTTTCTTTTATTCTAACAAGGTCTCCGACTTTAAAAAGACTTCCTTCAATATACTCTTCGCGAGTTTGTGATACTGGAGGTAATTCAATATGTTGCCTAAAAGAACGTGACTCAGTAAGTCCCATTCCCTTTCTAACTGCGTTGAATAATCCAGAAGTATCCTTAAAGCCGGACGGCAATCCTTTAGCAAAACCTGCTAGGTCGTTTTGTTGAGCGAATGCTCTCATTTTTGAGGCCGACATGCCCGATGCTCCTTCAGCATCTGGGTCACGTTCACCTGCGGAAACTACATTTATTTGCTCAAAATTATAGAATCCATGTCTTCCTTTTTCTCCATTGTACTTCTGTAATAGTGTATCAAATTCTATTACTCTATCGGAACCGACAACCATTGTGACTTTTACAAAGCCTTGGTCATAGAGTACTGTGACTATATCAAATACTGTACGTATATCCTTATCTCCCATAATAGCCCTAGCATGCTTAGGAAACATTTTACGTACGAACTTTATTTTATCTTTAAATTCTAATGGATTCTTTTTTGAGTCTTGTGATTTGGAAGTATATATGCGATAAGCACCTGAACGTGCTTGTTTTTTCACTGCATCAAAGAGCTTTTCATGCCCTATGGTTGGAGGGTTATACCTCCCGAATGTAAATGTGACTTCTTTTGTTGCTTCAGTTAAAAAGTCACTAAATGATTGTATTGACATTTATATCCTCGGTTCCCATTTAGTTAGGATTATCCCAACCTTTTATAATATCTGGCGAAAAGTTATTTGTAGAAAATTCTAATCTATCAACTAACTTTACCGCTCCACCTTCCGTACGGTCTATAGCTACAAAGCCCTCTGAGCCGGTGACTTTAAACCCGGATTTAGTTTTGATAAACGTATCAATATTTGATAACGTCTCTAGTTTATTTATAATAATTAATTTTGCATCTGTCACATAGTTGTGTAATTTAAACACATCTTCTAAAATTTTTAAGTTTGAATTACTAAAGAAAGATAATAATGTATCTCTTTTATCTACTTGTGTTTGTTTACCTTTTTCAGATGAACGTTTAGATATTTCTTTTGCGTATCTATCAGTCACAAATTTAATTAATCCTTTAGCATGTCTCTTAGGATTTGTTATTCTTTCACCACTTCTTACCTTAGTATTGTTATATACGTTTACTACTAAATTTAATTCTTTATTATCTTCTAATTCTTTGAGTACTGGTGCTTCAACTTTTCTAAAAGTTTTACCTGCGTTTGAAAGTAATGCATTTAAAGTATCTGTTTCTTTTTTTGATAATAGAGCTTTTCCTGAGATATCAGGATATGTAGCATCAACCATCCAAACGTTTTTTGTTTTCTTCAGATTGGTTGCAATTGATTTACCAAATGCAGCTTTCATATTTTCAAACTTTGTACCTGTATATATTGTGTGCCATACTATACCTATTTTTGCTGCTTTAATTTCTCTAGCTAAAGGCGTACCATTAGGTACAGCATAGACAATAGTATTAGGATGGAAAGTAGTATGTCCAACTCCATTTATTTTCTCCGTTTTTAAATCACTTTTTTCAAACATAAAATCACCTTGTATGACACCTGTTATACCAACATCTTTTAAGTTATCATAAGCTAATTTTAATTTTTTAGATAAATCACCTGATGTATCTGCATCAATATCAGCATGACTTTTATAAACTTTTGGATTTGCATTGAATATACCTTTTTTGGCTACAAAGAATTCACCATCTCTTGGGTCAATACCTGCAAATACGGCGGGGGCTCCGTCCCATTTGACAGAAATGTCCACAGGTGCATCTGCATTTCCGCTCAACATATCCCTCAATGACCTTAGCGCTAGGATAGCTTGGCGAGCCCCCTTAACTCCACCGTCTAAGATTAAATCCTCAATATGCGTCATATGAGTGTTCTTAGCTTCGGTTATGTAGTTATGGTTTTTAAAACTTTTCACTTATTCAATTCCTTTGTTTTCTTTTTAAGTTTTTCTAAATGTGCTGTCCAAATTTCGTATGCTGATTTAAGGTTTGCTTTCTTCTCTGGGTCCTTTGTCCTTTTGATAGCTTCCTTTGCTCTTTGTTGCATAACTAATGTAGCTTGAACTTTATGTGCATGTTCTTTACTAGCTTTATTAATTATGTTAACACCTTTTCTTGCTGTTTCAGCATCTTTAAATCCTAACCCTTTTATTGTTCCTCTTGGGTCTTCATCTGTATATAAATCGCTATGACTAGAACTACCTTTGTGCTGTCCTTTTTTACGAGGTGTTCTTTTGTCAGCTTCTAAAAATAGTTTAAAACTTATCATAATCCATAAATTGTATAAGCTTATGAGCAAGTTCTATACCTGCGTCATAATCTGATGGATAATGTAATCCAGCTATTACTCTTCCGTATCCACATATCTTAGCACCTCGAATGAATTCATCTTTATGCTCAGGATACTTTTTACTATAATGTAATGCAACTATCATAGGCTGCATAGAATGCCCTGATGGATATGATGGTGTTTTAGCTGTTCCTGTTTTAAATCTATTTAAAACTTTATTATATAAATCTGCTACTTGATATGGTCTAGGTCTGTTAAAATGATTTTTAAAATGTCGAATAATTGGTGAACATTGTTTCTCAATATATTCTATTACATCATCATCAAACTCTAAACTATTCTTTCTCAAATATTCTTTAATGTAATATGATGCGTCTTTATCACAGTTCGCATAATCTTTTTTCTGTTGATCTGTAGCTCCTTCAACAGCTGCGATTACAGCATCTATTTCTCTGTCTTCTCTTGGAGGTGATGGTAATATAATTCTTTGCCAACCATCTTTCCAAATTTCCATATCATCATAATCAGGTTTTTTTAAATCATCTTGAGATTTAAAAACTAAATGTTTTAACGCACTGTCTGGGCGGTCATCTAGTCTTGCTTCTCTTATGAATCCTTTAAAATTCATGAACGGTAAAACTCTTCATTAATATCAAATAAATCTCCCCAACCATTTCTCTTAGCATCATTAATATACCACTTATCTTCTTCACCTTTTACAAAGCATGATGAGTTCTTAATATCTGATGAACCTCTTAATGATAATCCAGCTGTAATCTTTTTAGCCATAGCTCCAGCTGTTTTAGTTTCTTTAAGCATTTGTTGTATCATATCTGGTTTAGTTGGTATATTACCACCAAAGAATACATTTGCTGCGCCTTCACCATTTTCAAACTTAACTGCTCCTGATATTACTTCCATCATTTGTGTTGGTGTTAACTTAGGAGCAAAGTTCCATTTCTTAGCTATGAAAGGACATATTGAATGTGTATTTGTTTTTGTACCACCAATAGAACCTTTTTCGTTTATTTCTTCTAAAGCAAGATTTAATAATTTAGAGCCATAAGATTTTCCATATATCTGTAGAAATCTTTCAGGTAGCATCCAATTTTCAAAGTAAGTAGCGTTTTCAGCTTTTAAACTATACTTCATAAATCTAGATGGAAAGCCTGGTATTTTTTTATCTAATACCACTGTCACATCAGTTTTTGGATTACCTTGGCCTCTCCAATCTGGAGCTCTTAGTTCTGAAACTTTATATTCTTTTCCTTTATAATCAAATTGCCAATTATCACCTGAGCCTTTTATCCATGCTTCAGTAAATTGACCTTCATGTCCATGACCAGCTTTAAAGTTTGTAAATACCTCAGGATTAATTTTATCGTTTAAATCAACTTCCATTGGTTCAACATTCTTACCAGATGGTTTTAATATCTTGTTTAAAAGTATTAAGAAATCTTGGCCTTTGTATCTACGATATTTCGAATCAGTTAAATTAACTCTGACTGCTAAAGACCTACCAACAGTTTTTATATGTTTAGTTTCCCTATCCATAATTTCTAATTTGGTACCCTTTTTCAATGTTTCATCCATTGGTGTACCATCCATTTGATAGAGTTCAGCATCTTTTTCTAATTCGAATTCAGTATTATTGGGTGATAGTTCTACATACTGTTTAAAAGCACCCAGACTTCCGGAATATTTAGTAGTTCTACCAAGTAAGCTGGCTTCGTATATAAAACTTTTGAATGATTGCATTGAACACAGTCCCCATATAAATTAATTTATCATAACTATTTATACAAGTTTATGCGTCAAAGAAAGGATTAGGACGAATATTTCCCATATTATCATAGGAAATTATTTTAGCTTCATGTAATTTATCTATAGTATTGGAAGCTCCTTCTTGTAAACCCAGCTTATAAGCACGTTTACTAGAGTACCAGATTAGTATTCCTAAACATACTAGTTGAATTAAGAACATTTCCATTAGATTAATTCTCTTGTAAGATTCGTATCGTATCCTTTTTTCTGCATACCAACTTGAAATAAAATAGCTTCTTGTAATTTAGCAAATGTATATTCTATCTTATTAATGTGTTTGTCAAAGAACGTTACTTTGAAACATGGTATTTTAGCTTTGCTCGTAGATGTAGACATCATATCTCTCCGCCTTACTTAATGGTATTGACCTATCATAAGCTCTAGGATGCCTTCCTTCAGCTCTTGCAACTGAAGCTCTTGGACCTCTACCTTGGCACTTAACTCTGTACCTAGGAAACTTTGAATTAAATGGATTTCTATAAGAACTTTGTTCATTTCTTTTAGCTTCCAAATTAATTATCTTAACTGCTTTTCTAATGTTTTCCAACTCAAGCATATCGCCAGCACTTTTAACGTGGGCTGTCATCACGTAATTTTGTGAACCTCTCATTATAACTCCTTTATTTGTTTGAGATATTTATTTACTTCAGCTTCGGTTAAATGCCCTATTACATCGTGAGTAATAGATGTATCATAACAAAGCTCTCCATTTTCTAAAACAGCTAATTCCCATAGTCCTTTTGAATATCCATAAGAACCTTGATGCATGATAACTGAAGCACCATACCCGTTATCAAATTCATAAACCTTTTGGACTCCACCGTTATGTGAATTAACTTCTTTTAGCATTAATGACTCCTTAATCTTCCATTGCAAAAAACACCATCGAAAAAGTGTTGATTAAAAAACTCTTTGATATCATCTTCAGCTGGACCAGTATTACTTCTAATATCTGTATCCCTTAACCACATGCTTAACCATGCTTGGTCTGTCTTTTTATCCATATCGACCTTTGATGTAAGTAGTTTAAACTCATGTTCAGTAAGCTCGATTTCAACAGGTATTTTAGTTGCAATATGTTCGAACTTAGCTGTAAAAACATCTGGTTTCATTTCTTCAGTTTTTCCAGTAACTGGATTCATAATAAATTTTTTCATTATGCACTCCTTACAGTGGCCACAGTGGCCAAAATTGTTAATGGGCAATTCCATCTTTGACCATCAATATTTACTACAGCATTTTTGATTTTGATTTTTTCAATAATACCGACTTTGTTAACATTACTTTGTCCGTTAACTATAACTTTTTGACCTACACATAATGTAGCTTTTTTAATTGCAATATCTTGAGCTCTGATAGCTTGGTGTCGAGCTTTTGCAGCTTTAAAGACATCATTTAACTCAGACATTGTTCTGATTTCTGATATTTGTTGTTTTAGTGTTTTCATAATTTTCTCCTTATCAATTTATATAACTATTATAACACGTTCTTTTGTAAATGTAAACGGTTTTTTTCAATTAATTTCCTGCGATAAATGGAATGGTTAGCATTCCAAAAACCATTAATAGGAAATCTAAATCTAATAGGTCGTGGTCTATTAGAAAATTTTTAAATTTAGTATTCATTATAATACCGTCCCAGTTCTAAGTTCTAGAACAGTTTTCATATGAAGGTCTGTGACTCTCTTGTCAACCAATTTTGCAATCACTTTATCTCTATCAGTGAAAGCCACTCTCATATCGAATGATTCGCAGATACCTGGCTTCATTCCGCCTTCTAGTTCTCTTAAGATAGAACCTGTATTCATTGCTTCAACTTCTTTTTGAATTCTTTCTTTATGTGTCATTTAAAACTCCTTATTTTTTTAAATTATAGTACCATTATACACCGTTTTTCTGCATTTGTAAACGGTTTTTTGAAAAGTTTACACAATTGTTACGTTCTTGTAACATTCCTGTAACATTCTAAGATTGTGGTGGTAGTTGAACGTAAGATGATATCACGTACTTTGGTCCTGAAGTAGGTGTGACTCCTCGATGAGGATATAAGAAGTTAGGTGGAAAACAAACGACTGAACCTCTTTTCGCTGGATTGCTGATTATTTCATCACCAATAGCAAATTCTGTTTGTCCGCCTTCTTCGACATCATTTAAATACCAAAACATTACTAATAATCTTTTACCTGTTTCAGCTGATGCTGAATCAATATGCCAATTAAAGTACCCATCGTTTGGTTCATACTTTTTTATTCTCGGAGCTTCATAAGCTAAATATTGCGGCCAAAAAGCTTTTGTATAATCTCTATAACTTTCAGCTATTCTTTTTGCTTTGAATAAAAATAGTTCTCTAAATGATTCGAACTTTGGAGATTCGAATATATTAATTTCATTAAATTTCATGAGAGTATCGTTTCTTTGCTCTACATGATTTGGACTTTTATTATATGTATCAATTAAGATTTCACACGTGGTTTCATCTAAAACGTCGTCAAATACTACAATATAATCTTCTAATGATTTCATAATTCTTTAAAAAAATGCAGGGTTTTTACACCCCGCATTCATCACATTATATAGTTTATGTTAAACTTGTGGTTTAACCAAGGTGTAAATACCATAAATGAGTCCTACCCATGCTGCCCACCAAACTAAATCTCCTAAAAGAAGTAGTGATAGTGAAATAGCAACAAGTAAAGCTCCGTCCCAGGATGTCCTTTCGGAAAATCTGGCTAGTATCCAATCCTTAACTGAACTAAGCATGTTCATACATTTCTCCTATATTTTAAAGTCAGCAAATGTGTCGGGATTCTCACGTTCGCCAAACTTATTTATTGGTTTGTCCGGAGTCATATCATTCATAATATCTGACTGCGCGGACTCCTCCACATCATATAATTTCATGCGGGAACGATCAATACCAATTACAAATCTCTTATATTTGGTTGGATCGTTATATCTATTTTTCAATTGCTTTACCATCATTTGACCTAGCTCATCTAGTTCCTCTGTTGATATCAGAGCAAACATTAAATCAGCTGTCGCTGGTAAACCAAATGATTCAGATGTATCCTCTAGTCCAAGGTCTGTATTACTATATCCCGCCCTTGTTGTCTGCGTTGCAGAAACTATTGGTACATTGAACTCTACTGCCAAACCACGTAGCTCTTCAGCTATTGCTTTGACATAACTATAATTATTTATACTTCCACCTAACCCACGCATACGGCTAGAAGCACAAATATTTAAATAATCTATATAAACCATATCAGGTTCAAAGTTTTTCTTTAATTTTAATTCGTTAAGTAAAGCTCTAAAATGACCTGTATGAGCTGAACCAGTTGGATACTCTTTTACAATAAGTTTACCAATGGCACCTTTAGCTATCTTTTCAATCTTTTCAGAGAATACTTTTTGCGGTAATGAACTGAGTTGCTCTATTGGAATGTTCATAAGATTAGCATCCACCCTTTCGGCAATTCTTTCTTCAGCCATTTCCATTGTGATATATAAAACGTTCTTACCTTGTTCTAATGCTGATGCTGCACAATGACACATGAATAATGACTTACCCACACCTGTACCCGCGAGCGCGATGTTAAGTGTTTTATTTGGTAAACCACCTTTTGTAATTTTATTAAAATAATCTAAATCAAAAGGTATTCTTGCTTCTTTATGATTATAAAAGTCAAACCTTTCATCACTATTGTCAATATAATCATGACCTATTTGTTGGTCAAAGGAAACTCCAAGAGCATCAGATAATAATTCAGGTATAGCACCTTCAGTCCTGATGTCATCTTTTCCATCGATTATTTGAATTGATTCCATGATAGCATTATATATGGCTTTCTCTTTACACCACTTTTCAGCTTCTTGGATTAGATATTCTGTGTCAATATCAGATTTTTCTCTTATAGCATTTATTAGTTGAGAACTATTATTTAGTATATCTTCTGGAGCATTTACTTTTCTCAATTCCAAATCAAGTACTTTTGATGTTGGTAATCGATTATGCTTTGCAACGAATTGTACAATTAAATCAAAAACATTCTTATGTGAACCTTCAAAGTATTCAGGTTGTAAATAAGGTATAACTCTTCTACAAAATTCTTCGTTATTAAGAAGATGATTTAGTATCTGAGTTGGTAGTTGATTCGTCGTTTCCAATTCCTATCCTCGCTATGTTATTTTGTTCTCCCCATTCTAGGGAATCCATTATTATATATCTTAGTACATCGCCTAAGTAATTTTTAAATGATTCATCTTCATTTAGTTCATCGACTGTATGGTCAGCTGGGTCTAACACTGTATAATTAAATGATAGTTTACCTTGATCGTTTTGAGTATCTTCTTCAAAACTAACTGTACCATAAGTCATAATCACATCTTTATATTCGCCTTTTGCAAATTTAACACCAGTCATTGGATGACTGGCATTCTCTACAAAGGTGTAGTGTGAGTCATCGATTTTCATTACTCTCCCTCTATCTCGATATCAAGGTCAACTTCCAATAATGGCTTATGACCTATTGAGTAATAAGTTTTGACAAACTCTTTGAAATCAGTTTCCTTTAAGATTGGTTCCCAAAAAGCTTTTGTAAGAGTTTGTTTTTCTCTTACCTTTCCTTCTTCAATCTCTCCAGTTTCTTTATTAACTCTTGCGTACCAACCTACATTTGGCTTAGTGACATAACCACCAGCTAATGCAACTTGTAGTAATCCTGAGTATGGTTCTATTCCACCTTCCCAAGATACACCTACTGGTATTTTAGATTTTTCTTTTACAAATCTTGATTTCTCAACGTTGATTACAAAGTTATATCCTGATACTTCAGTACCTGCTTTTACTTGTTGCCTTCCAATAATCCAAATGTTATCAGCTGAGTAATAAATACCTGTACCACCACCAACAACGTTCTTTGGAAATAATCCAATTTCTTTATATGTATGGTTAACGGCGAGTAAAGGGACGTTCTTCATTGTTAAATAAGGAGTGACCATTCTGAACAGTCCCTTTAAGGCCTTCGCTCTCGACATATCCGCAACAGATTTTTCATTGAGCGCATCTTCTAATTCTTTTTTACTTGCTAAATTACCAATTGAATCTATAACAATCACTACTTTGTCATCTCTATCAATTGCTTCTAATTGGTTTACTAAATCAAATTTTAGTTGTTCCACATCGGTGATTGGTGTATGTAATACTCTTGATGTATCAATACCAAAAGATTCAAAGTAGTTTTGTGGTGAACCAAACTCTGAATCATAGAATAACATAACTGCATCTTCATATTCTTTTAAATAAGCTGCACCCATTAAGAGAGCAAATGAAGTTTTAAAATGTTTTGATGGACCAGCTAGAACTGTAAGACCGCTTGTCATTCCACCATCCATATCACCTGATAAAGCTACGTTTACCATTGGTACGGTTGTTGATATTACATCTTTATCTTTGAATAGCATAGAATCTGATAAAATATCAGTCGTTTTTATTTTACTATTCTTTTTTAATTTATCCATTACGCCCATATTAATACCTCCTCTCTGGTCTAAGTTGCATGGTTTTTTCTTTTTTTCTCCAACGTGCAATTGCTTCTTTTCTTACACGTTGTTTCCTTTGATTAGGCTTTTCATAAAATTCTCTTTTACGAACTTCTTGTACAATGCCAGCCCTTTCGCATTGTTTCTTAAATTTTCTCAAAGCAACATCAAATGGCATTGGTTTAGCCGGACGTTTATCTCTGGGATGCCTCTTACGAGGTCTTAAATCTACACTTGGCATATATTCACTCCTATATTTTTCATAAGTATATCTATTATAACATAAAATCAGTTAATTGTAAACTGTTTTTTTCATATTCGTACATTCTTTTTTTATTGTCAATAAGCATGTAAGGTGTTTCAATCAAATCTACTTTGTTATCGAAATAAGCTAATAGATTCTCAACCATATCTTCAGCAGTTTTTACTGGTACGTTCTGACATATATGATTAATTTGATTGCTTACTAAGTTCATGTCTTCTGGTAAATGCATGATTCTCATTGATTCTCTGACTGTTAAGTATCTATCTTCGTATGGATGGCATGTTTGAACTGGCAAATGACCTACAAAAGCTCCAATATAATTCTTAGCCCATGTAGTAGTTCTTCTCATTACATTACCACCTGACTTTATTTTCTTATTCATTCTATCGATAATGTTATAATGTCTTTCGTGTCCTTGTTCTTTTAACCAAGGTAAAAGGTTATCATAGGAATCATTATCTTCGATATAATCAAAACAATTATTTGAATGCTCTAAAGTATCGTAAAATTCTCTATGGTTTATACCACCATGAAGCTCTTCTAATATGTATCTATAAAAAGGTAAATCAGATGGTGTATGTTGATTTGGCAGATAATTCATTGGATCGGCTTCAGATCGAGGCCCTGAGGTGATAACTGATTCAATTCTTTCGTTAGGGTAACGGTTTACATAAGGTAATAATGGTGCCTGATGCCCTTTAAAAAAGAAATAAAATGTTCTATCTCTAATTTGACTATACCCTTGTACTAATGACTTAGTCTTTAGAAGTACAAAGGTATAACCATACTGCTCCCCTATTTTTCGTAGTTTCTCTACTACAGGTACACCAGTCTTTTGTGCTA